AAATAGTGTCCATAAGACAAAAGCACCAGTAATCCAAGATTTACCAACACCTCTAAAGGCTTGGATCTGTAATCTTTTTGGTCCATGTTGTAAGTAATCAGCTATGGAATATTGGGCTCTTGTAGGGGATGGAAGATCTAACTCTTCCCACAAAGCTTGTAGGAAAAGTTTAAAATCTTCTTTTAGGGCGGTTATAGTATCAGTCATTCATTATTCTTTGTAAGTCACCACCAGCTCTAGCCCCCATACCACTTCTATCTAATGAACTAGGGTTTTCAGCTAGTTGTGCAAGTACTGAATCTAATGCTTTATCTCTACCTGGTTTATAGTTAGGTCCAACTGCAACACCAGGAGATATTTCAACTAATTCTTTAGGTGGGATCACGTTTCCTTTTCTATCAAGTTTAATTAATTTAGGTTTATTTATACCACGTTTAGATTGAGATGTACGTGATTTAAGTGACTTATTAGCTCTTTCCATTAACTGTTCCCGTTTTTCATTAGGATATTTTAGAGCTAATTCTTCTAATTGACTTTCAGGTATACTTTCTTTAGCTTCAGCTAAAGCTTTCTTTAAAGCCGTTTTCGCATCTATATGCTTTAGCATTTTACCAAGAACAGCTTTTTCTTTAGCTGTTTTACCTAAACCAGCTCTAACATAAGCTTCAACTATTTGCCTTTCAGCTAAAATTTGCATTGCTACTTTAGCTTGGTTTTTACCAGGTTGTTGTTGGATTCTTAACTTGTCTTCATATTTCAAAAGATCACCTGGATTCCATTGCGACATATCATCTATAGTAGCACCATCTGTTGCAACCCAATCAGTAGCAGATTGCCACCAACCTTTTTGTTTATATATATCTCTTGCAGCAGTAGATCTAGGTCCAGTACCTGTTATAGCTTTAGTAGCAGATAAATCACCAGCACTAGGTAAACCTAAGATTTCCATAACTTCTCTGTTAAAGGAATCAATTTTACCCATACTTCTATTATAACTAGCACTTCCAGGTACTTGAGAACGAGGATCATTTGAACCTTTTAAACCTAAAGATTTCATATGTTCTTTATCTAATTTAATTCCAAGTTCTTTAGCTAATTCGCTTGTAACTTTATCAGCCTTAGCAGCACCTCTCATTATACTAGATCGGTATTCGTCAAAGGTTAAATCAGGATGAATACCTTCTTTACCACCTGAATCAACCCAACTTTGGTGACCAGACTCAAACCATTCCATTAATCCTTTTACATTTTTAGGATCTGCTTGTTTAGCTCTTTCTAATGCAGGACCAAGTGAATCGAGTTTAATTCTACTTTTATAACCAGATCTTATATGTTCTGAAATTCCACTGATTCCACGTTCTTCTCCATCTATAACTATACCTTCAGGAGCAAATTGAGACCTATCAATCTTTTTAATCATACCAGCATCTACTAAGCCTTGTTGTTCACGTAACCAGTTACTTAGCTGACCATGTACATAGTCTCTACCTTCCTTCCCTTGAACATCATAGTTAGTAGGGTATTGAGGTTGTGCAGGAGCTCTACCTAGAGATGCATCACGAGCTGCTATTTGCTGTTCTGCTTTAATATCAGCATCTGCAAAGCCTCTAGTATTATCTAAAAACTGAGTAGTTTCATCTGTCATTTCCGGTTGATCTAGTAATCGAACAGTATCTTCAATTTCAGGTTGAAGATCCATTGTTTGACCTTTACGGAAATTACGTTTTATCGCTTCTATTTGCTGTGGTGCTAATTCTTTACCCCATTTAGTTGCTTTAATTCTAGGCATAGCTTCTGCAATTTGCTCTTCAATACCTTTAGCGGATATCTCAGGACCAATTTTAGGTATACCTGTAGGTACGTCTGTAGGTACAGCTGCAGGAGCTGCTACGGCAGGGGCTACTTTCTTAGCCACTGCCTGTGTTGTTTTCTTAGCTGCAGTTGTAGTAATTTCTTTACCAGCCTGTTTACCTACAGTTGTAGCAGCTTTTTGAGTACCTTTTTTAGTTAAAGTTCTACCTAAAGCTTTAACACCTTGTTCTAAGACTTCACCGGCTATTGCCATTGGTTACCTCCTAATCCCAAGTATGAGATCCAGCTGTAAATGAAGCTAAATTTTCTGCTTTACGTTGCTTTTTCTTACGTTTCTTATATTCTTCAGGATTATTTTTACGAAGCCTTTGCATTTCTGCTCTATTATCTTTAAATTTCTTAGCCTTAATCTTTAAAGCATCAATTTTCTTATCACCATGTATTGCCCTATTTTCTTGCTCCATTGTTTTACGAGCAGTAACTTTCTTTGTTTTTTTAGATGAAGATTTAGTTCTATTTCTAGCTGCTTCATTGTCTTTTTTAATTTTCTTCATGCCAGCTTCATAATTTTCACCTCTTCCCCAGCCGACTCCTGTAACCTTTCCTTTTTTGTTGAATCTGTAATTTAATGCCATGATTTTAAGTAATGTGTAGTTTGGATCTATTTTTTCTTGCACGGTTCTTTGAGGCTGCTTCCCAACCGTGCTTACCAGGACCGTTCTTGTTATGAGAAGCATCTAAGCCATCTCCAACTTTACCCCCTGGTAATTTAGCAGCTAATCTATCTGCAGCTCTACGGATCTTCTTTCCGTTTCTTTGCATGTACGCTTTTTGTTGTGATTTATGGTTACCATTAGCGTACTTCGGTCCACTAAACCGTTGTGTTCCGGCCATACATCCTCCTAGTAACAAGTTCTCGATCTACCTTAGGCATTATCTTATTTAACTTGTCAAGTGGATTACCTTCGTATGCTACACCGCTTATATCATTTGCTTTAAGCCAATCACAGGCTGCTTTTAAATCCTGTGTAGTAGCTTCTTTTGTTTTGATTCGTGTGAGGAATTCATTAGTAACAAGACCATGTAATTCATGGAACTGTTTTTCTGTGGCTTTTGCCATTATGAGAATAGTTTTTCTTTTACAACTTTCAATGCTTGATCATCTAATTTATTATCAGTTCTAGCAACATAAGCTTCTAATAGGTCTACTACAAGCTTCTTTACTGAATCAGACTTTAAGAAGGCGAATAGGATGGGCTTAATTAATAGGATCATTGTTTTAGAATGGATTATACCAAGGCTTTTCCTTGGGGATTGGGGGTTGTTGGACTGATTTTAAATATGAAGCAATTGGTACTATATCAGCACATAGTGGATATAGTTTAGACTTAGGATGAATCATAAAACCTTTAGTCTGTAT